AAGCATTGTTGGCAGCAGGGCTGCCACCAATTATCCGTTGGTTGAATCCTAACGACAAGGCTTTTGGCAGAACCGTTTAGTAATGTTTTATCCTGTTACTGCAATCAAATTTTGCAGGCATCTTAAAGGTATAAAGCCATCCGAGGTTACATCGGACATTTTGCGTAAATGTTCTGGTGGCGGCAAAATGGAGTTATGTGCCGCTGATGCGTGGAACGCTATGGTTCTTGCTGCCGCTAAAGATGATATTGTTTTAAAACCAACTAGCATAGGTGACCAATATCGCAGCATTGAACAGCAGACCGCTAGTTTTTTGCAACGTTATCAAAAAGAACCTGTTACTAATTCTAAGACTCGCACTTGGAATGGTACTAAATGGTGGCTTAAAAAAGGTTTTGCACCGTTGGCTGCACCAAATGATGATAAAAAAACTTGTAGTCGTCACATGCTTGGTTTGGCTGTGGATGTTGCTAACGCTAACGGTACGATATTGAAGTGGCTATTAAGCAACGAAGATAAGTTTGGTTTTAGTCATGAGGTTCAATCCGAACCTTGGCATATTCGTTATGTTGTTGGGGATGATGTCCCCGCAGCAGTGGAAGAATTTGTAGAACAGTCCAAATAACAATCCGTTAGGATGGTATTTATGCGTAGATGGTTTTTATCTATTGTTGCTATTTGTTTAATTATGCCAATCACCCATGTTCATGCCATGTCTAAAGAGTTGGTTGGTAAATGTGAGCATTGGTTAGATGATGCCCTAGATGTGGGGTGGTCTAGGTCTAATTTATCTAAGTTGGATTATGTGATGTGGCGTGAATCTAGGTGTATGCCTAATGTGTTTAACTCCACTGACCCAAACGGCGGTTCTAGGGGTTTGCTTCAAATTAACCAGTTTTGGTGTTTGCCAAACAAATACTATGATAAAGGCTGGTTGCAATCTGAGGGTGTTTTAAATTCTTGTTTAGAGTTATCTGACCCTAAAACAAATTTGATTGCAGGGTTAGCAATTTTTGAATACTCTGTAAAACGAAACAAAAATGGTTGGAACCCTTGGGGTAAGTAATGGAATTAACTGAACTTTTAAATGAAAAAGAATGGCGTTTATGCAAGGGTTCAGACAACGCCAACATTGATGAACAGTTGGCGGCGTTTGTTCATTTTTGTGAAAACTATTGGTTTATTAAACATCCTGAACGTGCAAGAATTTTGTTTAAATTGCGTTCAGCGCAAACCGATTCGGTTCGGGTTTGGTTGGATTCTCGTTACTCTATAGTGTTAAAAGCCCGTCAGATTGGGTTTTCTACTTTGGCTGCTGCTTATGCTTTTTGGCTAACATTTTTTTGGTCGGATAGATTTGTTGTCATGTTGTCCCGCACGGAACGTGAAGCGATGAAGTTGTTGTCTAAAAGTAAGTATGGTTACAAATTTTTGCCGTTTTGGATGAAAGAAAAAGGTCCTAAGCAAACAACTGACCATCAACTTAAAATGACTTGGGGTAACGAGTCTGCTATTGAGTCTTTGCCGTCAGGTAATGACCCTGCTCGTGGTGAATCTGTGTATTTGGTTATTGTGGATGAAATGGCGTTCTTACCTAACCCTGAAGAAGCGTGGGCTTCTATTGAACCTATTGCTGACGTTGGTGGTCGTGTTATCTGTTTGTCCACCGCTAATGGTTCGGGAAACTTTTTTCACAATTTGTGGGTTGGTTCACAAACTGGTGTAAACCAGTTTGTTGGAATCTTTTTTCCTTGGTCTGCTGGTGACCGTGACGAAAACTGGTATGACATTAAATTAAAAAACATGGTGTCTTGGCAGTTACATCAAGAATACCCTAGGTTTGCTGAGGAAGCGTTTATTAAATCTGGTAACCCTGTTTTTGATTTAGATTTGTTGAACACTTTTGAAGTTGTTGAACCTGAAAACGGGTTTTTGCATGCGTATTCTAATAATGTTGTTGAGTTTCGTTCAACAGAAAATGGTGAACTTCGTGTGTGGGAGTTCCCTGATATTGAATCTGTTTATGTAATTGGGGCTGACGTTGCTGAAGGTTTATCTCATGGCGATTATAGTTCTGCACATGTCATCAGTGCAACTAACGGATATTTGGTAGCGCATTGGCATGGACATGTTGAGCCAGATATTTTTGGTGAGATGATGGCACAATTAGGGTGGTGGTATAATCAGGCTTTGGTTGGTATTGAAAGTAATAATCATGGTTTGACCACTCTTAAGGCTGCACAGAAGTTGGGTTACCGTAATTTGTATCGCCAACGCCGTTTATCTAAGGTTACGCCGCAGGCAACTGACACTATGGGTTGGCGTACAACGGTTTCTAGTAAACCGTTGGCGATTGACGAGTTGGCTGGGGCTTTGCGTAATGATGAGTTGCAAATTTATTGTGATAAAACGATTGCGGAGTTAAAAACTTTTGTTCGTAAATCTAACGGCAAAATGCAAGGTAGTCCTTACGATGACCGTACTATCAGTTTGGCTATCGCTAATCAGATGTTGAAGTATGTGTGGTTGCCTGAATATAGGGGTAATTCAACTGTTCCTAAAAACACTTTATTGTGGTGGGAGCAGCATTTAATGTCCACTCAGTCGGCTAATAAGGTTCCTATTGGGTCCCATAATGTGCGAAATCGTACTGGACGTTAATTTAGGAACAGAATTAACATATTTGTATGAACATTCAATGTAAATTGTGTCAAAAAAACTTTATTGCAGACGAAACGCCGACTCGTGGGGCTATTTGCTTCGGTTGTCATGTTCAAACGGTCAATTTGGGGTTCACTTACGGCAAAGAGGACTTTCATGGTCCTACTGTCCGTGAACGGGCAAATAAAACTGTTGCCGATGCTGCCGCTAATGGGATTACTGCCGAACTAGTAACAAATCACATGTAATGGAAACAATTATTGTGCCTATTGTTGTTGCTCTTATTGGGGGTCCGATAGTGGTTTTGTTGAATAAGGTTCGTTCGGAAAACAGTAATCAACATTCTGAGGCACGGCAACTATTGCATACGGTTGCTCATAAGGTAGATAAAATTGGAACTAAATTAGATACACACGTTGGATGGCACTCAGGGAAAGAGGAAAATAATGGCTCGTAAATCTTCAGAAAATTATCTTAAGCAATATAAGCAGAAATTGGAATACTCTAAAAGGTGGCGTAAAGACGAAGGTTATGATGCTAGTTGGAAACGTTTAACCGACCTTTACAAAGGTCGTCATTATGAGCATTATAGTGACGAGGACCGTTTGTTGGTTAATATTGTGTTTTCAACCATCAACGTTATTGGACCATCTATTGCTATTAATTACCCTAAAATTGTGGTTAATGCTGTAAAGCCAGAAAATGCCCCTAATGCGGTTATTGCTGAAGCGGTAGTGAATTATTGGTGGAGGCATCGTGATGTTAAAACAGAATTTAGGCGGTCTGTTAAAGATTTTTTGATGTATGGTCATGGTTGGATGAAAGTGGGGTACCGTTTTGTTGAGGAAGAATCTGTTGGTGGTAACGAAGATGTTTCTGACCCGATTGAAGGTGGGGAAAGCACCAGTATTAGTGTCATTCTTGAAGATTCTCCGTTTGCGGAACGGGTTTCACCGATGGATGTTTTTGTTGATTCTGATGCTACCAGTATGTCTGATTTACGTTGGATTGCTCAGCGTGTTCGCCGCCCTATTGCGGACGTTAAATCGGATAAACGATACAACAAAACAGCCCGTGAGGCTGTTGGCATTATGGCTGTCAATCGCTATGCCGATGACCCTAGCCGCCGTAAAGTTTATGACAAAGATAGTGGGTACGCAGAAATTTGGGAATACTACGACATAACAACTAAAACGATGTCCGTATTTGCTGAAGGTGGTGACACGTTTTTGGTTAAACCTACAAGGATGCCTTATTCGTTTGGGCATCCGTTTGTGATGTTGCGTAACTATGATATTCCTGATGCGTTTTATCCGATAGGTGAACTTGAGGCTATTGAGCCTTTGCAGAAAGAATTGAACGAAACCCGTACACAGATGATGAATCATCGTAAACGGTTTGCTCGGAAGTATTTGTATAAAGAATCAGCGTTTGACCAGATGGGTCGGACTGCTTTGGAGTCCGAACAGGACAACATTATGGTTCCTGTTATTTCTGATGAACCGTTGTCTAATGTTGTTGCGCCTTTGCCTGTAACGATTACACCACCAGAGTTCTATAATCAATCCAATATGATTATTTCGGATATTGACCGTATTTCTGGTTTGTCCGAGTTTATGCGTGGTGCCAGTACCGAAATTAGGCGTAGTGCTACGGAAGCATCTTTGATGCAGGATGCAGCAAATGCACGAACAGCGGACAAGTTGGCAACTGTTGAACAGGCTGTTGCTCAGGTTGCCCGTAGGTTGGTGTCTTTAACTCAACAGTTTATGTCTGGTGAGCAGGTTGCCCGTATTGTTACCAAAAATGGTGAGTCGGTTTGGGTTACTTATGACCGTGACTATTTGGAAGGCGATTTTGATTTTGAGGTTGAGGCTGGTTCTACTCAGCCGCAAAACGAATCGTTCCGCCGTCAGATGGCGTTGCAGTTAGTTGATGCGATGGCTCCGTTTGCTGGGGCAGGAATTATTGATATGTCTAAATTGGCTGCACATGTGTTGCAGTTTGGTTTCGGTATTAAAAGTCCTGAACAGTTTATGGCTCCACCTGCGCCCCCTGCGGGTGCGCCTGCGCCTGCGGGAGAACCTGCTGGTCCTCCACCTCCGCAGGGGATGCCGTTACCTCCACAACCGTCTATTGGTGATACTGAAATCACTGCTGCTGAGGCTGGTGCTATGGGTGGGATTGCTTAGGGAACAGCATTTCTTATTGTTGAGAGCAACCATTTTTTACGGACTCTTGGAGAAAACATAATGAGCGATGAAATCGCAACACAGGACAACATGGACCCCAACATTGGGACAACCGAGAATGTTGAAATGGAAACGCAAGTTTCTGATGCACCATACTTAGAGACAGAAAACTATGCTAATCATGTAGTTAGAGTCAAAATGGATGGTGAGGAATTACAAGTTCCTTTATCGGAAGCCCTTGCTGGCTACCAACGCCAAGCAGATTACACCCGAAAAACGCAAGAATTATCGGAGCAACGCAATCAAATGCAGTATGCTTCAACAATTCAGGCGGCTTTAGAACGGGACCCTGAAGCGACTATTGACCTACTTGCTAGGCATTATAACATTAGTCGTTCACAGGCTGCGAATGTTGCTGCCGAGGTTGATGATTATGAATCACTTGACCCGCAGGAACAGAAAATGCGTGAACTAGACAAGCGGGTTGCATCTTTTGAAGATTACCAATCTCAACAAGAAGTTGAGCGTAATATTAAAGATTTGCAAAATCGTTATAACGATTTCAATGTAGCCGAAGTTGTCCAAACCGCTTTGCGGGTTGGTTCAACTGATTTAGAGGGGACATATAAGCAACTTATGTTTGACAAGATGAAAGCACAACAAAACATTGAGCAGCAGGCTAAAGCGAAGCAGCAACAAACGGAGAAATCTGTTGTTGATGCAAAACGTTTGGCTTCAGTGGTTTCGGGGGGTTCTAACCCTGCGAGTACCACCAATGAATCGGTTGAGGCTATCACCAGTGTTCGTGATGCTTGGGCTGCCGCTAAACGGCAACTTGGTGCAGAACTATAATCATTATATCAACAACTATTTTTAGGAGAAATTAACATGGCTGGTAACAGCAACTTTGATGCGCTGCTCACTACAACGCTCGCAAATTATCGTGACCAATTAACAGACAACATTTTCACGGCTCGTCCGCTGACTTACATGTTGAACGAAAAAGGTCGCATCCGTATGCTTAACGGCGGTACCAAAATTGTGGAACCACTTGTTTATGCAACGAACGGCACAATCGGTTCATACTCTGGTTATGACACGATTTCATTGACACCACAAACTGGTATCTCGGCTGCTGAATACGATTGGAAACAGTACGCTGCTTCAATCTCAATCAGCGGTATTGAGGAAGCCAAGAACAACGGTGAGCAAGAAATCATCAACTTGTTGGAAGCCAAAATCATGCAGGCTGAGGAATCAGTGCGTGAAGGTTTCAACACCATGTTTTACGCTGATGGAACTGGTAACAGTTCAAAGGACTGGAACGGCTTGGGTAACATTGTTGAAGCCACTGGAACTTTGGGCAACATTAACCCAGCAGATTCGGGCAACTCATTTTGGGCTTCTTACGAAGAAAACACTAGTACCGCTTTGACACTTGCTCTAATGGCAACTGCCTACAACACGGTTTCTGTTGGTAATGACCACCCTGATGTGGTTTTGACAACACAAACATTGTACGAGAAGTACGAAGCGTTGCTTCAACCAAACCTACGTTACACAGACACCAAGACAGCAGATGCTGGTTTCC